GCTGACTGGTTGCCAGTGTTGGTTGCTGCTGACCGGTTGCCAGTCATGATCTGCTGTTCCAGCGATTTATCAATCTTGCTCCAAATCCATTCAATACCACGCTGAATGAACTGTGGAAGCGTTAACTCAGACTTAATTGTGATACTGGCACTGGCTATTTTAGTGTCACCTTCTTCTTCACGGTCTATAACACCAAAAGATATTGTTTCCGCATAGCGACTTTCTGCAGGAGGATAATAACTGAAAACATCGAAAGGACATTCACAGGCGTGAAATCCAGAACCGCAAGCCTCTACTTTTCCATCGTGATGGAAGGTTTCACCGATTGCAAACTGAAAGTCACGGCACGTGAGGTCTTTATTAAATCCCTTGAATGTCACAATTTCTTTGGTCATGTTGTTATTCCTTAAATTTTGGCAATAAAAAAGGCCGCATTGCGACCTGATTAGATGAGAGGCTTGCTGTAAAAAATTCTGGATTGTGCCTGTCTTTTAACCACATCAGGCTCGGTGGTTCTCGTGTACCCCTACAGCGAGAAATCGGATAAACTCTATTCACCCCTACAGAGAGCAAAAAGAGAATCGCCGATGAACAACTCATGGTGGCAGGAGCTAATGCGTTTTTTCCTGCAAGGAATGACACTTAAACAGTTGATTCATATGTTCATCATCCTGATTTTACTGATTGTCGTTATGCCGGTAAGCGTGAAAGAATGGGTAAACCTGCATAATCCAGAAATCCTTCCTCAGTACTGGATGTATTACATCCTGCTGTTCTGTGTTAGCTATGTGCTGAATGGTGTTGTTAATTCTGTTTATCATGCCGTGAATGAAAGAATTGAGGCATCAACTGCTCAGCAGCGTAAGGCCAGAGAAGAAAAAGTCGTCCGGGATCTGTTTGATTCGTTAACTCCTGGCGAAAGAGCGTATTTGGCTTTCGCCGTAGCCGCCAATAATCAGCTAAAGACGGAAAAAGGAAGCCCTGAATCAATTTCTTTGCTCGAAAAAGGACTTATCACTCGCTTGCCTTCTGTTATTGGATATCCTGATATTGACCGTTTTGTTATCCCGGAAAAGTATTTTAATGAGTGCTACATGAGATTTGCCGGGAAGTCAGACATTCTTATGAATGAACTTATTGCACAGGACGAACAGCTCAAAAAAATAACGACTTAACCGACAAATGTTTTACCTCGCTGTTATTTGTTTGCTCTTACGATGACCAGCCGCGTAAAGTGCTACGTCTGGAAGAAGTACAGATCCTCCTTCAACTTCCTTCTGACGCGTTCCGGCAAGCGAAATGGCTTTGGTAACGCGGTCAATTCTTTTGGCTTTAACTTCCTGAGAAGGATCATGAGCATCGCAGCCAAAAATTGAATCGATGATATTGCAGATGGTGTCGCGCTCCATTGCGAGCTTCCTGCGCCGCTCATGACGGCGAGTTTTAGCATTGCCTGCAAACGTTGACTTCCCGTACACGATAACCGTCATGATTTAATCCTCATGTGAAATGGCTTTGGTACTGGCGCCGGAACCTGTCTCAATTTCCGGATTTCAAGTGGCTTCTCAGTCCGGCCCGATCGGTACAGCTAGAGGCCTAAGCTCCACCACACGCCAGTCCAAACCCATCTCGTTTGGTATTTGTTCGCGCTTTGTCAGCGCATCATCGAAGTTAAAGAGCGTTGCCTTTCCGTTTGGCTACCAGCGTCCTGTTGATGGCTAAACAATATCATTGAGTATTATCCGTATCAATACGCTTTGCTATTAATTAATGGTTTTTGTTATTATGTTGTTGATAGCAAAATGAATTTATTTTTATAAATCCTCTATGCCATACTGTTCTGAACAAAAAATGAGCGAGGAGTCTGTGTGAAAAGTGAGGAAGAGTTCTTTGCGGAGCTTCACCCGCAGGTGGTTGAGGTTCTCGGTATTGCACTGATGCAGGTACTGGTAGAGCAGTGCGAACCTTCGCGTGAAGCCCTGATTGAGATGATTCAGGTACTGTGGCAGGAAGAGGATGTGGACTTGGCTGTAGAACTGGCTATTGATGTTCTGAGGCTGCCGAAAGAGTAGGTATCTGGGTGTGACAAGGTGGCGGCCAAATAGATGAAATAGCGATGCGTTGTCTTACTTATCAATGAGTTACGTTGGCTGGCGAATGGTTGATGTAGGGAACGGCAGGAAAAGAAAACCCGGCACTGTGACCGGGCGTGATCGCTTACTCATCTTCATCTAGCAACTCAAATTGAGTCCCGGGCGATGGAAAGGCTCTTTTGAATGCTCTGTCAAACTCAGCTTTATTTCTTGAGCTTGAAAGGATGCCAACTACCTGCCAAAGGTGCGCCCTAAACATCGGAACACCGATGCTATCGGTTAGGAACTGAAACATCTTATATCTTCTACCGCCATTCGCATAAACGACAGGGTTTTTTTCATCTAGCATCTCAAGGATGGCGCCTTTACTTGATGCTAATGGCTCGTAGATATACTTCCTCGTAAACTTACCGAAAAACTGAGGGTGCCGACCTGCTTTTTTCTGCGTAAGTCCGTAAAGTCGATAAAGGCCATCCGTGAACTGCTTCGGAAATTCCTTCTCATATTCTCTGACCTGCTCTTTGATGAACTCTTGAAAGAGAATTCGATATTCATCTTGTCTCTTTTCATCGATATGTCCAGTAGCTTCGTCTACCAGCGCTACAATACCAACCTCTGCAAGACCGCGCATGATAATGTCTGCCTGAACAGAAATAGGTATCTGAGATGACTGAAGGGCATCACCCTGATCTCTCATCTTCAAATAAACATTGCATATCTTTGGGAGCAAAGATGCTTCAATGCCGTAAGCTGGCGCCGCTCCTTTATTTATTTTGAAAAGACGGCGCCGGGATAGACCTTCGGATAATTCATTATTAATGAATGGCTTAATGTTTTTAGCTGACAAGAAAACAGGAAGATAGGCGCCATCTGGATTCTCTTTCATCCTCTTCCAGTGGGAGCCTCCACGCTTCCCGCCGAAGGCTTTAGTGATAGCTCTCTCTGACAGAACCCTTGTCCCATCCTCAAGCACGGCGCATTGTATCTTTAAGTCTCCAATGACAATGTCGCCAGATCTTTTAGCAATTTCCACCTCACCATCGCCACCCCACCTAGCCGCTGCGGCTTTTCTTGCAATAGCAGACCTTTCTTCTGCAGAAAGAGCATTAGCCCTTGCCACACCACCTTTGGACTTTCCCGTTGGTTCTTTGCTTTCTTTATCAGACATTATGCAAGCACTCTTTGTTGTGAAATGTGCTTGCATAATATCAAGTATATAAATTAACAAGCAAGCATATATTCTATCTTGAGTGCTTGCATTTTTTGTAAAAAGGCCGCATTTCTGCGACCTGTTTCACACAACCACTATCCCCCAAACATCCCTTCAGTCCATCATCACCCGAATATCTCATCAGGCCATTGGCTGGCTAACCGTGCTTCCTATAGGTCTGCGGCATGCTTCCAATCACCTTTCCAAAGACAAAAACCCTATTCATTTCATCTCTTTCAATTGGGTCCCAGGCTGAATAACTCTTATTATCAGATATGACCAATAGTTTATCTTTCATCTTCTGGAGCCGCTTAACATGTGCAGTATCGTCATAGAGGAAGGCGTATATCCCATCCCCATCGAAGTTTTTGATGCTTACGTCTACAAACAACAAATCTCCTGGTTCAATAGTTCCTGACATGCTATCCCCGCGCACATTTATGATGCGGATATTTTCAGCCTTTCTACCATCGAACATGTGTCTGGCATCGTCCTGCGAATACTCAACCGAGCGGAGTATTTCCACGAATTCTCGATTGATAACGCCAGGACCCGCGCTAACTTCAAGATCTAGGATATCGATTTTAAATGTGTTTGAAGATGGAGATGCGTTTATCGGAGTAGTTCCATCTTTTTTCATAGGACCAATTCCGGTAGACAACCATTCCGAATTAACACCTAACGCGTTTGCTATTTCAACAATCTTTGTTGACCCACGAGCGTTTCCACTTGTCAAACGCCAGATCGTTGGCTGAGCAACGCCTGACGCTTTAGCAAGAGCACCTTGAGACATACCAGCCAGTTCCATTGCCTTGTTGAGACGGTCAGAGAGAGTTTCTTTTTTCATAATATTCAATTTATACGCTTGCGTATTAATGGTCAAAACACGTTTTGCTATTGCTTTGGTTAATACTCATTGCTATTATTTGTTGTGTGTTATACGAAAGGAAATAAGCAATGACTAACAAAGCAATACAAAAAGCTGTTGCCATTGCAGGAAGCCAGCAAAAACTCGCCTCTTTGTGTGGAGTTAAGCAGCCAACTGTATGGCGTTGGTTACATGGTGGCGGCATTGACGCTAAGTATGTGGCAGCAATCGTAAAAGCTACAGGAGGAAGAATTAAAGCCAGAGAACTTCGTCCTGATTTAGCCGACTTACTGGCAGCAAGTTAAGTATCAACGCTCTTTACCAATCTGAACCGCCGACAACGCGGTAAACCTATTAAACGGATTTGCGTGTATTTGCGAATCAAACTCTATCTAATTTCTAAGGAATATTTTGAATGAACGTAGTTGCAACTAAAAGCAAGAAGGCGGCTCGCATTGAGTCCACTTTACTCAACAAGTTAGCCATGATGGGGCAGAAGACATTCGCTAAAGCTATGGGTGTTCCTGAATACCAGGTAAGCCGATGGAAGAACGGTTTCTTCTCTCAGGTCAGCATGATGCTTGCGGTTCTGGAGTATGGAATCGAAGACGAGGAAATGGCAGAGCTCACCAGGCGACTTGCTACCTACCTGACAAAAGAAAAAGCCCCGAAGAACGGCGAATTCTTCGAGGCCTGATGTAGAAAGACTGGATCAATCCACAGGAGTAATTATGCCAAAACAACTCAGTCCTGACCAGGACAAATTACACAAAAACATACTACGTGATCGGTTCTTATCCAGCTTCAAACAGCCTGGTCGATTTCGGGCTGAGTTGGAGAAAGTGAAGCTAATACTGAAGAGGAAAGGTCATGAGTAATCTTGCAACAGTAACACCGATAAAACCTCATCTGGAGGTTGTGGAGCATCGCGTGGCAGAACTCGACGATGGCTACACCCGGACTGCAAACACACTGCTGGAAGCTGTCATGCTTTCTGGGCTTACTCAACATCAGCTACTGATTGTTATGGCTGTGTGGCGCAAGACATACGGTTACAACAAAAAAATAGATTGGATCGGAAACGAACAGTTCGCTGAACTCACTGGCATGGCGCCAACCAAATGTTCTACCGCCAAAAACGAGCTTATCAGAATGGGGGTTCTCACTCAGGTGGGGCGTCAGGTCGGGATGAATAAAAATATTTCCGAGTGGAAGACTAAGGTTAACGGATTCGGTAAAACATTTACCGGATCGGTAAAACTAACCTTTACCAAATCGGTAAAAACCAATTTACCGAATCAGTCAAACACAAAAGACAATATACAAAAGACAATAAATACAAATACCCCCTTACCCCCTAAAGGGGGATGCGATGAAGGCTCTAAACCTGAAAAGCGAAAACCTACCAAGATTAACTACAGCGAATATATTGCTGCCTACAACGAGATTGTTGGTGACAGACTCCCACATGCAGTGGAGGTCAATTCTGAACGACAACGCAAGTTGAAAAAGCTGATTGATTCACTGGCAACCAAAAACATCGACGGATTCCGGGCATACGTCAAAGCGTTCATGGCAGCAGCCAGACCATTCCATTTCGGTGATAACGACCGTGACTGGGTAGCTAATTTTGATTACCTGCTCCGCCCGAAAGTACTGATAGCAATTCGTGAGGGAACACTATGAGACAGGATATCGAGGCGAGCGTTATCGGTGGCTTGCTGATTGGCGGATTAACACCAACCGCCAGTGACGTTCTGGCAACACTGGAGCCTGAAGCATTCTCAATTCCGCTCTACCGGAAAGCTTTTGAAGTTATCCGAAAGCAGGCCAGAAACAGGAACCTGATTGATGGTCTGATGGTGGCCGAGGAGTGCGGGGATGAATACGCAACGGCGGTGATGATGACTGCGCGGTCATGTCCCAGCGCTGCAAACCTGAAAGGTTATGCCGGAATGGTTGCAGACAGTTATCAACGGCGTCAGGTTTTACAGCTACTGGATGAGATGCGGGAGCCAATCAGTAACGGCACGCTGGACGCATCAGGCAGAGCGATAGACGAGCTTGTAAAGCGCCTGTCATCCATCAGGAAGCCGCGTAACGAGGTTAAACCTGTGCGACTGGGGGAAATCATCAATGACTATACTGACACGCTTGACAGGCGTCTGAGGAACGGAGAAGAGTCGGATACCCTGAAGACCGGAATCGAAGAGCTTGACGCTATCACCGGAGGGATGAACGCAGAAGACCTTGTGATTATTGCTGCTCGTCCTGGTATGGGTAAAACCGAACTGGCGCTAAAGATAGCCGAAGGCGTGGCAAGTCGTGTTATTCCTGGTTCCGACGTCCGGCGCGGTGTGTTGATTTTCTCGATGGAAATGAGCGCCATTCAGGTTGTTGAGAGAGGGATTGCCGGCGCAGGAATGATGTCGGTGAGTGTGCTGCGTAACCCGTCACGTATGGACGATGAAGGATGGGCGAGAGTTGCAAGTGGGATGAAGTTGCTGGCAGACCTGGATGTGTGGGTAGTTGACGCATCACGTTTGTCTGTCGAAGAAATCAGGTCCATCGCCGAACGCCACAAGCAGGAGCAACCGAATCTGTCACTGATTATGGTTGACTATCTCGGGCTAATTGAGAAACCAAAAGCGGAACGTAATGACCTCGCAATTGCTCACATCTCCGGTAGCCTGAAAGCGATGGCGAAAGACCTGAAAACTCCTGTTATCTCCCTAAGCCAGCTCTCCCGCGATGTTGAGAAGCGACCAAACAAGCGCCCGACAAACGCAGATTTGCGTGATTCAGGAAGCATTGAACAGGATGCAGACTCAATCATCATGCTCTATCGGGAAGCGGTATATGACGAGAACAGTAGCGCCGCACCATTTGCTGAAATCATTGTGACAAAAAACCGTTTTGGCTCGCTTGGTACGGTTTACCAGCGGTTCTGCAACGGACACTTTGTTGCATGTGACCAGGATGAAGCCAGACAGATTTGCACAACATCAAATGCACCCGCTGCACGTGGCAGACGATATGCACAAGGGGCTGACGTATGACCATCTACATCACTGAGCTAATAACAGGCCTGCTGGTAATCGCAGGCCTTTTTATTTGGGGGAGAGTAAATCGTGGTTAAGTTTATGCTCGTCGCACTCAAATGCGTTGGCGTTGGATGGATTCTTCTGACGTTTTTTATTGTTCTGCATAGCTACATTCGTCTTGTGAATGACGGTAAAGACCCATGGTACACGTTGTTTGGCGCTGCATTTGTCTGGGTGATTATCGGTGTTATGCCTGTCGCTGTAGCAAAAATGGCGTGGCGTTTTGTTAGTTGAGGTGACAATGAGGCAAACAATCTTCCTCCGAACTAAGCAACAACAGCAAACTGCAATAAATGCCATCCTCGCAACACCACTCGATAAAGACAAGCCAGTCACCATCCGCATTACTGACTACAAGCGCAACTTTGACCAGAACGCAAAATTTCACGCGATGCTGGCGGATATCGCTCGTCAGGTTCAATGGTGCGGCAAATGGTTAAAACCGGAACAATGGAAGGTTTTGTTGATTAGCGGTCATGCAGTGGCAACAAAACAGGAAGCTGATGTTTTGCGCGGCCTTGAAGGCGAATTCGTCAACATTCGCGAGAGCAGCGCGCAGATGAGTGTGAAGCGTATGGCAAGTCTTATCGAGTACACAACAGCCTGGGCTATTGGTCAGGGTGTCAGATTTACTGACAGGAGGTATGAATGAGGCGACAGCGACGAAGTTTCACCGACATAATCTGTGAAAACTGCAAATACCTTCCAACGAAACGCTCCAGAAATAAACGCAAGCCAATCCCAAAAGAATCTGACGTAAAAACCTTCAATTACACGGCTCACCAGTGGGATATCCGGTGGCTTAGAGAACGTGCGAGGAAATGACAATGGATTATTCACAGTTAAGTGATTTTGAAATTAACCGAATGGTAGGAGACATAATTTTTAAAGGCCTTTGGGCATGTAAGCCGGAAACGTCAGGGAATAACACCAACAAATGGTATTACGGAAACGCTGATACAACTTTTGAGCCATTAAACCATTTACCTGACTACTGCAATGATCCGAGTGCCTCATGGCCGATTATTGAGAAACACAGGATTTCTATCTTAGACCAGTTAACTGAATGGTGTGTGGATGCAAAAGGCGTAAGCCCAATATTTGATACCAGACCTCTCCGCGCCGCCATGATTGTCTTTCTCATGATGCAGGACGCCAATAATGCTTAGTCCATCCCAATCCCTTCAATACCAGAAAGAAAGCGTCGAGAGGGCTTTAACGTGCGCTAACTGCGGTCAGAAGCTGCATGTGCTGGAAGTTCACGTGTGCTCCGATTGCTGCGCAGAACTGATGAGCGATCCGAATAACTCAATGTACGAGGAAGAAGACGATGGCTAAACCAGCGCGAAGACGATGCAAAAACGAAGAATGTCGGGAATGGTTTCACCCTGCATTCGCTAATCAGTGGTGGTGCTCTCCAAAGTGTGGAACCAAGGTAGCACTCGAACGACGAAGCAAAGAGCGCGAAAAAGCAGAAAAAGCAGCAGAGAAGAAACGACGACGAGAGGAGCAAAAACAGAAAGATAAACTGAAGATTCGAAAACTCGCCTTAAAGCCCCGCAGTTACTGGATTAAACAAGCCCAACAAGCCGTAAACGCCTTCATCAGAGAAAGAGACCGCGACTTACCATGTATCTCGTGCGGAACGCTCACGTCTGCTCAGTGGGATGCCGGGCATTACCGGACAACTGCTGCTGCACCTCAACTCCGATTTGATGAACGTAATATTCACAAGCAATGCGTGGTGTGCAACCAGCATAAAAGCGGAAATCTCGTTCCGTATCGCGTCGAGCTTATTAACCGTATCGGTCAGGCCGCGGTAGACGAAATCGAATCAAACCATAACCGCCATCGCTGGACTATCGAAGAATGCAAAGCGATTAAGGCGGAGTATCAGCAGAAGCTTAAATACCTGCGTGACAGCAGAAGTGAGGCAGCATGAGCAAAATCCAATACCCAATGACCACTGCGGCAATTTTCGATGATGTTGTCTATCCGCTGCATTTCGACAATGCCGGCAAGGTCAGGCAAGAAATGGAAGGCGCTGTTAACTGGTTCTGCAGGTGGCGCAACGAAGAGAAAGCCGCTGTGAAAGCGAGATTGTTGGTCAGTTGCTGGGGTCAATATCTGAGTCATGAGCAGGTTATCCGGGAGGCCGCATGACACACACTATCAAAACCATTCCAGACATGCTCATAGAGACATATGGAAACCAGACAGAAGTAGCACGGCGCTTATCGTGCCATCGAAACACAGTCAGGCGTTATCTGTACGACAAAGAAGCCAGGTATCACGCCATCGTTAACGGCGTTTTAATGATTCATCAGGGCGGGAGAGGTATCTATGACCGTAACCAGCATTAACCAGGCGAAACAGCAGCGTGAACGTGACGAGGCTGAATTACGCAGCGTCAGAGAGATGACGGAGCAACACCAGAAGGCGATGGATTATCTGCATGAGCGAGAGCGTGAACTGGTGAACCGGCTTGGATTGAACAAGACATCGGGAGGCGATGCTGCATGAATCTGGAAAATGTAGTGAAGTTTCACTTCGCAAAATCTACTCAGATAAACGATATCCCTCGCGCAACAGCTTCAGAAACGTTAACTGGCACTGATGTTATGGCAGCTATGGGTATGACTCAAAGTCGCGCCTCGTTGGGTTACAGCTCGTTTCTTGGGAAGATGGAAATCAGCAGCAATGACCGTGAGAAAGCTATTGAACTGCTGACTGCCTATGCTCTTAAGCACTGCGATAAGGTTACTGCCTTACGTAAGCTCGAAAATGATATTAAGCCAAAGGTAATGCAAGTTCTCGCAACATTCGCATTTGCTGACTATTCACGAAGCGCTGCCAGTACCAGAGCCTGTGATTGCTGCGGCGGGAAGAAGTTTATCGATGCCGAGGTAATGACGATGAAAAGCATTGGGCAGCCGTACCTCTCAGAGCGCAAGGAGACGGTGAAAGTTTTGTGCAATAAGTGCAAAGGGAAGGGGGGTCTGACCAACGCATGCCAGTGCAATGGCAAAGGTGTTGTTATCGATAAAGAGAAAACTATTCTACAAGGAGGCGTCCCTGCATACAAAACATGCAGACGTTGTAATGGGCGAGGATATGCTCGGTTACTGCCTGATAGCGTTCGAAAGTACATCTGCGCAACATTGATTGATATTCCTGAAACCACATGGCGCAGGTCATATAAGGATTTCTTCGAAAGTCTGGTAGGTGAGTGTATTAAGCAGGAGGAATATGCAAATCAGATGTTGAGCAAAGTCACGCAGTGATAAATATTTTCTACTGAAAAGGAGTTCTGTAGAAAATGCTCTTTACAAAGTGGCGATTTTTGTTTAATATCGTTTCTAACAGTAGAAATCCGTCCTTTGTTAAGGTGGATTTGAAAGAAGGCCCTGCAGCGATGCGGGGCTTTTTGCGTTTTAAGCACGACCTTTCTGAAAGCGCCCTATCACCTATCACCAGAACACATCCAGATACCCTTGCTCATTTGTGGCGACGGGGTAGGGCGTTTTACACAAAAGAAAACCCAGCACTATGGCTGGGATTCGTGAAAATGGGCGGCAAGTATTGTTGGCGATCAAACATAAAGATTGGGGAGTAGCTCATGTTGAGTGAAAACGCAAAAGATATCGCAGGATATGAAGGCAAGTACGCAATAACGACTGATGGCCGCGTTTATTCGCATTCGCGAGTTGATACGCGTGGAAAGCTGAGGAAAGGTAGATGGCTTAAGCCTCGTGAACATGGTGGTGGTTACTTGCAGGTATCCCTCTGCGATAAAGGAAAAGTTAAACAACTTTACATTCACAGATTAGTAGCGATTACATTCATTGATAACCCGCGCTCACATCCGCAAGTAAACCACATAAACGGAATTAAGACTGACAATAATACGTCTAACCTTGAGTGGGTAACTCCGAGCCAGAATATGCTGCATGCTCACGAGTCCGGATTGCAAGTTGCTATCAAGGGGGAGGGTCACTATCGGGCAAAACTCACCACTGAACAAGTGTCCGAGATACGATCGTGCAAATCAATGTCTCGATCTGATATGGCAAGAAAATACGGCGTAGACCCATCACAAATATCAAATATTATTAATAATAAAAGATGGGTAATTTAGTAAAAAATTAATTAAGAATGCTCATTACAGGGTGTATTTACGAGTACACCCATTAATGGCCGTTAAATGCGATGGATAGGGATACTGTTTGCGCAGTATCCCTAATGGTTTCCTCGCGACAGCAGTGACGAGCAAACCATATAGATAATGTATCGCGGGTTTGTTCATAAATAGATCAACCAATTCATAACATTGAACAAATCCTCACGGTCGTGAGGTAAGACATGAAAAAGATGCCAGAAAAACATGATCTGTTAACCGCCATGATGGCGGCAAAGGAACAGGGCATCGGGGCAATCCTTGCGTTTGCAATGGCGTACCTTCGCGGTCGGTATAATGGCGGTGCGTTTAAGAAAACACTAATAGACGCAACGATGTGCGCCATTATCGCCTGGTTCATTCGTGACCTTTTAGTCTTCGCCGGACTGAGTAGCAATCTTGCTTACATAGCGAGTGTGTTTATCGGCTACATCGGCACAGACTCGATTGGTTCGCTAATCAAACGCTTCGCTGCTAAAAAAGCCGGAGTCGATGATGCAAATCAGCAGTAACGGAATCACCAGATTAAAACGTGAAGAAGGCGAGAGACTAAAAGCCTATCCAGATAGCAGGGGGATACCAACCATTGGGGTTGGGCATACCGGAAAAGTGGATGGTAATCCTGTCGTATCAGGGATGACAATCACAGCCGAAAAATCGTCTGAACTGCTTAAAGAGGATTTGCAGTGGGTTGAAGATGCGATAAATAGTCTTGTTCGCGTCCCGCTAAATCAGAACCAGTATGATGCACTATGTAGCCTGATATTCAATATAGGTAAATCAGCATTTGCTGGCTCTACCGTTCTTCGCCAGTTGAATTTAAAGAATTACCAGGCAGCAGCAAATGCTTTCCTGTTATGGAAAAAAGCTGGTAAAGACCCTGATATTCTCCTTCCTCGGAGGCGGCGAGAAAGAGCGCTGTTCTTATCGTGAGTCGTATTAAGGCAATTATTGCGTCTGTCATTATCTGCATCATTGTCTACCTGTCATGGGCTGTTAATCATTACCGTGATAACGCCATCACCTACAAATACCAACGCGATACAGCGACAGTCAGGGCCGACACATCAGAGGCGATCACCAACAACGTGATCACCACGATGAACCTCATCCGTGATATCTCACAGGCTAATCAGAATGCAAAGAACGAACTGGCTAAAAATGGTGAAACGCGCATTGTCTACATCAGGCAGGCGCTTGAAGGCGATCCGTGCGCTAACCAGCTTGTTCCTACTTCAGCTGCTGACAGCCTGCGGGAATACGCAGACAGTTTACGTTCCAGCCCCGGTAGTTCCGATAAGCGCTGACCTAACCGCAGATACGCCGATCCCAGGAATGGAGATTCCATTCACTTGGCAGGCAAGCCTGGAGTTAAACGCTCAGCTCTATACGGCGCTTGGGAAATGCAACCTCGACAAATCAGCCATCAGAAAAATCGAATCCTCCCGACAAGGAAAGAATGCTCAACCCCAATAAGGCGGTGATCACATCTTGCTGACGGGTAAGCCGTAAGTGGCTAAGCACTTCTGAGAAGCAGAGTAACAGCTGCGAAAAGGTAAAGAGGTAATCATGTCAGACATCTACCAAATCACGCTAACCACCCAAACAGGCGAAACCTTCACGGGCAAGATGTCACGACGTCAGCCTGAGCTGGTGAACGGCTTTGTGCCGCTAGCGACCGAGACGGACGAGTGGCTGTACTTCGCTCCTGCCGATGTGAAGCGTGTGCAGTTTACGCCGGTACCGGCAGAGCAAACCGAACAGCCAGAAGAACAAACAACGGAGTAACGAATGAGCAAACCGGACTGGGAGGCCATCGAGACGGCGTACCGGGCCGGAGTGATGTCCCTCCGAGAAATAGCATCACAGCACGGTATCAGCGAAGGCGCTATCCGTAAGCGTGCCAAGCGTGACGACTGGTCGCGCGACCTGAATGCGAAGGTGAAAGAACGCGCTGACGATCTGGTACGCAAAGCAGAGGTACGCAAACAGGTACGCACTGAAACGACTTTGTCAGAGCGCGTACTTATAGAGGCTACCGCTGAGGTCATTGCTACGGTACGCATGGAGCATCGCAGTGACATAAAACGCGCCAGGCAGATAACCAATGCCCTGTTTGATGAGTTGGGCGCCGAGTGCGCGGATGTAGCAGCGCTGGAGAAACTCGGAGAGTTGATGCTCAACCCTGACGACAAGGGCCAGGACAAACTCAATGAGATTTACCACAAGATAATCAGCATGCCGGAGCGTGTTAAGTCGGTGAAGGCTCTCAGTGAAGCATTGAAGAACCTCATTGGTCTCGAACGCCAGGCCTACGATATCGACGGCCCGGAAGGCGACAACTCTGTTAAGCAACTCTCTGACCTGATGGATTCATTGTCTCAGGGGGCGTGATGAAACCTGAGCACCTCAAGCTGCTGTCCAATAAAGACTGGCGGCTGAACAATCTTTACTGGATCACCGACAAAGAGGGGAAGCCGACTCGCTTCAGGATGACGCCTGAGCAGCGGGAGTACTTCGAAGGGATTCATACCCGTAATATCATCCTGAAAGCTCGACAGCTCGGCTTCACCACCGAGGTGTGCATCATCCAGCTCGACGCGGCTCTGTTCGAGTCGGCGAAGTGCGCGCTAATTGCCCACACGCTGAATGACGCAAAACGCCTGTTCCGCGAAAAGGTGAAGTATGCATACGACAAGCTGCCGGAAGAGATAAAGGCGGCCAACCCAGCCAGCAATGACTCTTCTGGTGAACTCGTCTTTAAGAAGGGCGGGTCGCTCTACGTCAGCACGTCATTTCGTGGCGGTACGCTGCGTTACCTGCATGTCTCCGAGTTCGGGAAGATATGCGCCAAGTATCCAGACAAAGCCCGTGAGATCGTCACTGGTGCGTTTGAGGCGGTATCGACCGGATGCTTTGCTACTATCGAGAGCACGGCAGAGGGTCGGGCGGGTTACTTCTTCGATTACTGCCAGACGGCAGAAAAGGCGTTACTGCAGGGCAAGCCATTGTCTGCGCTGGATTGGAAGTTTTTCTTCTTCTCCTGGTGGAAGAATCCGCAGTACGCAATCGACCCGGTTGAATCACTGCCAGTGCGCCTGGTTGATTACTTCGCTGAGATGGAAGCGAAGCACGGCGTAGTCGTCAACGAACGCCAGAAAGCCTGGTACTACGCCAAAGAGAAAACACTCGGCGACGACATGAAGCGCGAATACCCGACTATACCGGCGGAGGCATTCCAGCAGTCGGTCGAGGGGGCTTACTACGCCAAACAATTCCGCTGGCTCTATACCAATAAACGGATCGGGAAAATCCCGGATAACTCGCACCTCCCGGTCCACACGTTCTGGGATATCGGTGTTGGCGACTCCACGGCTATCTGGTTTGTTCGCGAAGTTGGTGAGGAGTTCCACATCATCGACTACTACGAAAACTCCGGCGAAGGCCTCCGGCACTACATGAAGGTGCTGAAAGACCGCGGCTATGAGTACGGCGAGCACTGGGGGCCGCACGATATCGAGAACCGCGAGTTTGCTGCTGATGCGAAGTCGCGCAAAGAACTGGCGCGCGAAGGTTACGAGATTGACGGCCAGATGTACTCCCTGAATTTCAAAGTAGTGCCAAAAGCAGGCATTGATACAGGCATCGAGTCGGCGCGTGAAATCCTCCCACGCTGTGTATTCGACGAGGAAAAATGCTCTGAGGGTATCACTCACCTTGAGGGCTACCGGAAAGAGTGGGACGACAAGCGCGGCTGCTGGAAAGATAAACCCCTTCATGACGCCACCTCGCACGGTGCTGACAGCTTCCGTTACTTCGCAGTGACGAAGAACAACCGCAAGCAGATCGGCACAGTATTCTTCTAAGGAGCATCGCCAGTGAGCGAACAAGATAACTGCCTTCAGATGGCTGTGAACAGCCTCGCCACTGAAATGAGGCGAGCGAATTACCTGAATGCCATCGGTCTAGGCGGTGGGAACACGAAGCGCCCGACGCTTTACCAGGAGTTTGGCTACCCGCGCACGATCACCTTCAACGACTTCTACAACATGTACCGCCGCAACGCCGCTGGCTTCGCTGTGGTGCATCGCCTGCTGGATGGTTGCTGGCAGGATTATCCGGTCATTGTTGACGGTGATGAAGCTCAGGAGGCAGAGAAAACAAACGCCTGGGAAAAGAAAGTTACCAAGTTCATGAAGAAGCTGTGGCCGAAGGTGAAGGATGCTGACCGCCGCAATATGGTTGGGCGCTACTCAGCGCTTCTGCTGCAGGTCAAAGACAATCGGAACTGGGATCAGGAAGTCGACACTGCTTTAGTAAAACGACTCGGTGAGTCAGCGCTGGTAAAGCTTATCCCAGTATGGGAGCCGCAGTTAACTGTCGCCGAATGGGATAACGACCGTCAGTCTGAAACATTCGGCCAGCCGAAGATGTTCAACTTCAACGAGCAGCCGGTTGGTGATGAGCCTTTTGTCGGTCCGATGCGCGGAGAACCGGTGCACCCGAGCCGCGTCATCCTGTTCTGCGAAGGATCTGAAGACGACAACGTCCTATCCGGAATCCCGCTGCTGGAGGCTGGTTTCAACAAAGGACTCGATATCGAGAAGATTTCCGGAGGTGGAGCTGAGGGCTTCCTGAAGAACGCCAGCCGTCAGATTGCCGTCGAATTCAGCAAAGAAACCGACATGAACACGCTGGCTGACCAGGCTAAGAAGGCTGGCTATGCCGATCTTGGCGAAGCGATGGGCGATAAGGTCAATAAGCTGAACCGTGGTACCGATGCAGCAGCCGTGATGCAGGCCGGACAGATGCACGTTCTGAGCGTTACGCCCGGCGACCCGGGGCCGACCTGGGAAGTCACCGCGAACGAACTGGCCGCCTCCGTGCAAATCCCTTTCACCATCCTGTTCGGTCAGCAGACAGGGCGACTGGCGAGCGATGAGGACAAAACTGACTGGGCTATCCGTCGCAACACGCGTCGCAATGGCTTCCTGACAGACCGGATCACTGCGCTGCTGGAACGCTTCTGGACGCTTGGGATTATCGACCCACCGACAAAAGGCGAGGTCACCATCTCGTGGAGCGATCTGTTGGCTCCTGGCGAGAAAGAGAAAATCGAGAACGCTTCGAAACTGGCCGACATTGTACAGAAAACATCTGGCTTTTATGGTGGAGAACCTCCATTTACTGCCAATGAGCTGCGCGAAATTGTTGGCCTTGACCCGCTTCCTGAGCCAAAAGAACCACCGAAACCGGATGAGAAGGTGACTACCGATGATCCACTGGCCGATGACACCAGAACAGACGGCAAAGGTGGGGCTGCCGATAGTTCCGCGCAGCAAGGTTGACCCGACCCGCTCATCAAAGCAGGTGCGCCAGATGTTCCGCGATATTGAGAACCGGTATCTCGGAATAAAGCGCACGTTGCGCGATGTGCTTGATACGTGGATGACGGGTACGGCGCGTGAAGCTAACGCGCAGAACTGGCATTTCTTGTGCCACGTTAACGGAGAAGACCCGACGCTGTATCAGGTCAACGCTGGCAAATTCATCTATGACATGTCAGCGCAGCAGTTAGCTGATTTGCTCAACATCGTGCAGACAATTCTGGATGACTATCTGCTTGAAGGCGGTGAGCGCGACCTGTGGGCGTTTTATTATGTCTCTCAGGCAGCACAGAGAGGAACTTTAGAAGCCTTTAACAACCTGTCTCAGCAGTCCGACGTTTACGCCAGCCAGACAACGTTACAGCAGCTTCTGTCGAGTTCTGCATATCAGAACCAGATAGCGTCAGCATATCTCAGTACGTACAGCGACTGGAAACTGGAGAGCGACCGGGCGCGTGGCGACCTTGCTAATATCATCGCTGATGCAGTAGCAAGGGGTGTAAATCCGCGCGAGACGGCGCAGGTAATCAGCAAGCGGCTCGACGTCAGTATGTCCCGCGCCAAGAATATGGCGCAGACTGAGCAGGTTGGCGCGTTGCGGCAGGCGCAGTGGAACGAAACGGACTGGGCTGCTGACCGATTAGGTCTGAATACCGGCCTTCTGTGGCTGTCAGCGCTCAAGCCTACGACGCGCACCTGGCACGCCAGCCGTCACGGCAAAGTCTACACCACTGAAGAGGTGCGTGACTTCTATGCTGAGAACGGCAACCGGTACAACTGCTATTGCAGCCAGATCCCGGTGCTGCTTAACGACGACGGCAGCATATTCAATCAGGGGCTGGCAGATAAGCTGGCGAAAGAGCGCAAGCAGTGGAAAACCGATATCAATTAATGCTTAATAGTGTTGAATTAACCGATAAGGCATTAATTAAATGAACATTACACCTCAGGAAGTGGGTTCGTTTTTCCTGCCGCTGATTGTACCGATCTTAACAGGTGTCGCTGCTGCGTGGTTTACAGCGCGATTTGCGTTAAATCGGTTTTACCATGAAAAGTGGTGGGAGAAAAAACATACAGCATATAGTCAACTAATTGACGACTTGATTGAGATTGAAAAAATATATTCTCAGGCATATGGTTTTTTTGAGGCTACATATAACCTCGGCAAAGGACAAGAAAGACCAAAAGACTATGTCGAGTGGAATCAACTTAATCGGCTCCATGTAAATGTCCGGCGGCATCACGCTCTAGCTCAGATATCACTTAGTAAAAATTCGGAAGGCCTATTATGTGGATTTTTTGAGCAGCAAGATTTGCTTGAGGACTATCTTATTAGGGGGGCAATGCCTGAGTTCGAGGCCTACCACCAAATGATTGTATTAACTGACAAGCTGATTAAGTCAATAGTTATAGATGCTGGAAAAGAATTAAAGTTTAAGTAGATGCAAGTTTCATATGGGTCGCTTCGGCGGCCTTTTTTATTGCCTGAAATTCACCAACGAGGAACCAGCATGAAACGCAACCGCGTTAACGTGCTGACCGTCGTCAACTCCGCTTCAAACATCACCACTGAAACCATTGACGGCAAGCCACATATCGTGGTTCGCGGCATCACGCCTGTCGTGGACGATATCGTGATGAACCGGAAGTTGTACCCGGCAGCAGAAATCGAAAAGGCCTATAACACGCTTGAGCGTAACCCGATGCCGCTGGGCCATCCGAAAGTGGACGGCAAGCATGTGTCGGCGCGCGATGTCCAGGCCGTGAACGAGTACCACGTCGGGGCCTGGCTGCAGAACGTCAGCCACAAAGACGGCAAGGTGATGGGCGATATGTACGTCAACCGCCAGTACGCCGAGTCTAGCGAGAAGGGCAAGCGCCTGATTAACCGCCTTGATGAGATGCTGGCCGGCACCAACTCCGACCCGATCCAAATTTCCACCGGCCTGCTGTATTCCGGCATTGCCGCCAACGGCGAGTCGAAGGGCAAAAAGTACAACGAGATCGCCACCAACATGATGTTTGACCATGTGGCGGTGCTGCTTGATGAGCCCGGCGCCGGTACACCGGAGGATGGCGTGGGCATCTTCGTTAACTCAGAAGGTGATGAGCAGCAGATCGAAGTTGCCCGCCTTGCTGATGGTATCGATTGCACCCGCGACAGCTTGCTCAACAAGACTAAATTCTTCTTCACCAACGCCTCTAACTTCTCATTCGACGACATCTCCCGCGCCATCAGCGACAAGCTACGCGAGGGTGACGCCGAAGATAAGTGGCTTTGGCCTGAAACGGTGTGGCCGGACAGCTTCATCTACCGCAATGACACCAAATACCTGAAGCAGAAGTACCTCATCGATGATGACGGCAAGGCCGTGTTCGTCGGCGAACCTGTAGAAGTCGTGCGCAAACCCACTGAGTACGAGATTAAAACCAACGGAGAGAACGATCCGATGAAAGAACTGATTATCAATGCGCTGCAAGCCGCTGGTAAGCCGACTGAAGGCAAGTCCGACGCCGAGCTGATGGACGCATACAACCAGATGAAGGCCGAAGAAGCCACCGCCAAGAAAAAAGGCGATGAAGAAATCGACCCGGAAACCGGCAAGCCCAAGAAAAAAGAGCAGGCCACCAATAACGAAGAGATGCCAGCCTGGGCGCAGAAACTCGCCGATCGCGTGGATGTCGTTTTCAACAGCCTGAACGCAAATGCCGACAAAGAGAAAGGCGAAAAGCGCGCGGCAGTGAAGCTGGCGATGAACATGAGCGATGAAGAAGTCGCAGATCTGGACGGTAAGGCCCTCGACGCTATGTACGCCAAGTGCCAGACCTCCTTCGGCCTGAACGGTGCATTCCGCCAGGCAACCAACACCCAATCAGTCAGCGAAATGCCGGAGTAAAAAAATGGCTAAAGACGGAAAACACGTAATTCACGCCGGTGGCGTATTCCCTAATCCGCTGCTCAATCGTGAAGGCAGCGCTACTGCGGTCAAGCCTGGAACCCTGGGCTTCTTCGATGCTGGCGTCTTCAAGGTGTCGGTAGATGGTAGCGAAACAGCGATTATCTATGTCGCTGACTTCGACTATCTGCGCTGCAAGACGGTAGATGACACGTTTGCTGTAGACGATCTGCTGGTTGGCATCCACCCACTGCCGGGAATGTTCCTGAACGTCCGCGCTGCCGCCGGTACCTACAAAAAAGGCGACGCTCTTTCAATCGTCAACGGCCAGGTGAAGAAGTTGGCTACTGGTGAATCAGATCGCTGCTATTGCGACGAAGAGCGCTCAATCACCGCCGCTGCTGGCGACCTCATTCGCGTAGTGATTAAGTAAGGAGTCACTGAATGCTTGTTTATTCTAAATCGCTGGGCGAAAAGACCGGCAACCTGGCCGTGAACCAGTACCAGTTTGGTATGCTGACGCAGGAGCGTAATGCCGCGTTGAACCATCAGGGCATTAACGTAATGCAGGAAATGGCTGATCGCCTGAATGCAGTCAATCAGCTGAATGGCATCAACGCCGTTCGCTCCCCTGCTGACTTGTACAAGGCCTTTGACCAGACCGTGCTGCGTCAATTTCAGCCGAACACTGAGTTCACCCTTTTTAACGACCTGATGCCGCTGTCTCGCTCGGTGCGTATCAACCAGACAGTGTACGAATACGCCAAGGCAGGCGGACGCATGTGGGCTCACACCTCTATGTCAGGCCAGATCGGCGCGGCGTTGGATGCGGTGCAATACCAGTACGACGGCACGATGGTTCCGGTGCACGATACCGGATTCAAGTTCCACTGGCGTGAGCCTCGCCTGAACAATCCGGATGCATTCGACATCATCTCTGATGCTCAGTTCGAGTCCACCAACGAAGTCCGTCGCCAGTATGTGGATTACATCTACAACGGCTATCGCGACGCGGAAGGTAACTACATCAAGTTTGATGAGAAGACCTGGAAGGGCCTGAAGAACGATGAGCGAGTTGCGATGGTTGATCTGGGTGCATCTGGTCTGAATATCGACTTTACCAGCGCCTCCGCCACGGCAGAGCAGATCCGCAATGCGGCGATTAAGCTTCGCGACACTCTCAAGCTGACCAACAATCAGTACGCAGAGCAGACCTGGTATGTGTCGAGCGCCATCATTTCAAACCTGGAGCGCTATTTCAGCGACAACTACCAGTCTGACACCATCCTGCAAGAGCTTCTGAAACTGTCCGGTATTGCCGCGATTAAAGAAGATGCTCAGCTGACAGGTAACCAGATCCTGATTGTTCCGCTGACCGCTGGCGTGATTGCTCCAATTGTAGGCCAGGCGTTCGGCACTGTTGCCGACCCGCGTCCGTTCTACAACAGCGATTACATCTGGCGCACTTGGGGCGCTGCTGGCCTGATGGTTAAGACCGACATCAACAGCAAAAAATCCGTCATCTACGCGCACAGCTAAGGGGTGAGATATGGCACTGGTTAAAGTGATTAGCGATAACCTTTTCTCCGGTGCCAATCTCCAGAAACTGGAGGTTGGTGCAACGGTGGAAGTAAGCGAAGACACCGCGAAAAAGTGGAAAGCCGCTGGTCTGGTGGAAATCGTATCCGGTGGTGATCGCAAGTTTGAAGTCTCCACTTCTGGCGATAATCCTGCAGAGCAGGCAGACAACACCGCTAAATCGAAAAAGGCGAAATAACCATGGCAACCCCGCTTACGCCAGAAGAAATTAAAGGCTTCCTCGCTGAGTTGGGGTACGCCATACCTGATGCCTTGCTTACGCCGATCCTCTGCGTGGTGAACAAGATTATCCCGTGCCTAGATGGTGCCGGGTACGACGACTGCACCGCAAAGCTGATCCTGATGTACGCCGCCGCGCTAATGGCGACGTCGTCCGGCGCGCGCCGCATCAAATCGCAATCTGCACCATCTGGCTCGTCGCGGTCGTTTGATTATGGCACTGACAGCATCACATGGCTGCGTGACTCGCTGGCGAAACTCGATACTAGCGGATGCACCGGTGAGTTGCCAATCAGCGCTGGTAGTGGCGTCGGCATGTTTCTCGTCGTCGGAGGTTGCTGATGATGGATGCAAAAGATCTTTTAGCGCTGTTTAACCGTCTTTACGAAACCGACCCAGTAGCGGCTGCTGAACTGGTAGACCATCGCGTTGTTTGCAATGAATCATTCCTTTCGAGTGATGCACCGTTTGTCTGCTCTAAGCGCGGAGATGGCGTTATCACAATGGGCGTGGTTGGATTTGTGAATGGTATGGCAAGACCCGGAACTGGATATGTCGCTGCTGTTTACGACGACTGCAAACTTACAGGATTCACTGTCGTAGGTGCTGAACAATGAGCTGGATTCCAGTAACTGAGCGACTGCCTCGCGCATTCTCTCGCGTGTGGGTGCAAACAGACACCGGAAAGCAGGTTACCGGCTATGTCAAATCGAGCGGAGAGTGGTTCATCAATTGCGAAGCGGTTCGTGTCAGTGGCGCGAAGGTGCTTAGGTGGAAGGAGTGATTCATGTCGGCAACAGCTAACTGGAGTTACACCGCCAAGGCAACAATCTGGCGCAAACAGGCTGGCAGTAATGACGAATATGGCGATCCGATTAGTGGATATGCCGCGCCGGAAGCCATCATGGTTGACTACGAAGGCGGCCTGAGCAAGCGCATCGCGAGCATCGGCGAGGAAATCGTAGTCAAGAACACGGTCTGGTCTGAGTACTCACTTGCTGCTGCCGGTGATTACCTTCTGATTGGCGAGTCTACCAGCGCCGACCCGGTAGCCGCTGGCGCTGATGAGGTGCGACAGGTTATCCGCTATGCCGACACCTTTGACCGGGTTGCAGATGATTACGCCTTGATTACCGGAGTCTGATATGGGCGCGAAAGTTACCGGAGTACAGCAGGCCGTATCAAACATGAACAAGCTGATTGACGATATTCAGGGGCGGAAAGCCGTTCGCGGAATGCAGTCTGCACTGCTGATTCTCGGTGTCGCATCGGCAAAAGAGGTTCCGGTAGATACCGCTACATTGGTTAACAGCCAGTTTAGGGAGATTTATTTCAACGGAACGCTGCTCACTGGGCGCATTGGTTACTCTGCGAATTACGCTGTTTATGTTCATGATGCGCCTGGTAAATATCTGAATACGCAAACAGACCGACCTGTAGGCCGTGGAGAAACTCCCGGCTCAAGAGGCGTTATATGGGGGCCGGGTGGCAACCCTAAATTCCTCTACTGGCCTGCGCAGGATAATGAAGCCGATATGTTCAAGGCGTTCAAGAAGGAGATGGAGCTATGACGCCGCAGATGTACGAACGCGTCCGCAACATGTTCGGCGATGCCGGGTTGACGGATGGGTTCACTGTTCAGCAGTTGATGTATGACGACCCCAGCAATCTATCTACTCCTGTAATGGTGTTCCGTCCCAACGGCGGCACAGCAATCCGTAACGATCTCGGATCCGAATATCACGTTCTCGTTGATGTGATCGGTGCTAAAGATAAGCGCAGAGATGCCGCCGCGGCAGTGCAGAACATTATCGATTACGTCCAAGCCAACCCAACCGCAGACGAGTGCGTCGGCAGAATCGAGAACATGGGTAATGTTCCTGCGCCAGTGCTAACAGACGAGGGGCGCATCGTGTTCAGACTCCAGTTCGCGTGCCTCTACGGCGACTAACCGCCAAATCTCTAAAATCACCAACAAGGTCGCCATGTGCGGCCTTTTTTTATACATAAAAGAGGTCAAAGATGGCTAATTGCCAAAACTCAAACGAACGCGTCTTTGGTTCTGCCACAGTGCTGGAACTGGCGTATGGCTGCCCGGATGTTCGCCCGGATGAAGATGGCTGGCTGGCGCTGGGTGCCGGGACCAGCAAGGGGCTGGCATTCTCGCCTAACTCCGTTTCTTCCGATGCCGACGACACTGGCGGCTGGGTAGAGAACATCATCACCAACGCCGATGGTACTGTCTCTTTCGAAGGTGAAGTACGTAAGCACGATAAGCTCGATCAGTTCGGCTACGGCAACCTGGTGAAATACTTCGCTGATGAAGTCGGTGCTAAACGCCAGCCTTCGTTATGGGCGCGTTTGACTATCGGGCCGATCGAGTTCAGCGGCTACATGGTCATCACCGACCTGACCCCGGCAGATGGCGGTAGTAACGACATCATCACGTTCTCCGTTGAGTTCAAAGTGTCTGACGGTACAACTGTTAAAGTTGAGAACCTCGACGCTCCGGCGCTGGCGTTCACTACCGATCTGACCGCGACCAAATCCGTCACCACCGGTTCAGCTCTTACTCTGAACGTTGTCGTTACTGGTGGCGTATCACCGTACACCTACGTCTGGAAGAAAGACGGCACCACGGTATCCGGGCAAACCTCAGCGACGTTCACCAAAGCAAGTGCAGCATCTGGTGATGCTGGCGTGTACACCTGCGTAGTAACCGACTCGGCAACCACTCCAGCAAGCATTACATCTACCGCCTGTACCGTTACGGTCAGCTAGCGGTTATTCCAAAGGGTGGCGATGCTGCCCTTAACAATACCCGTTAACAGGATTGAACATGGCGCTTCCAGAAATTGGCGAGATTGGCATTAGCGATAGCCGGGAAGGCGGTGCGGATTACTTGCTACGACCGTCATTTGAGGCAATGTCACGCCTCGGAACTCCAGACGAAATCGTACAGACATTTGCCATTCTGCACGGTAGCGAGGCAACAGACCTCATTATCAAACTCGGCGGAAATATTCCACTGTGGCTCTCATCGACAGTCCATCGCATATCTGACCGGGTGCTAACTGCGGCTATGCGAGTGCTTCAGGCGTGTTGTGACGATGACCTGACACCAATGATTGGTGAGTGGAAAGGCTGGAGTAGATACATTGTCTATCGCCCGGGCCAGATGCCAAAGCAGGACATCATTATCCTCGCTCAGCAGCTTCTACAGCACGGCGTTTCTGGCAAGGCTAAAGTCCGCAAACTCCAGCGCCATGAGACGAATGAGACCACCGCAGAATTCCGTGTCGTCGACTACATCGTTGCAGCACAAACCCATTTTGGAATGAGCGCCGCCGAAGCCTCACAACTGACGATGACAAAATTCCAGATGCTGCTCGCGGCAAAATACCCGGATCAGAAAGGCTTCACCAAGGAAGAGTACGAGCAAATATCTGATGACTTCATTAAGCGGCAGGAAGCGCGGCGGGCGAGAGCAAAGAAAAACAACAGGCATGATGCGCTGCGGAGATCGTAATGGCACAAGAAGAAAATGTCGGCAGCATCGTCTACACAATAGATGCTGATGTTGCTCCGCTATTAAAAGGCGGACAGCAGGCCAATGCGGTGCTTACTGAAATAGAGGCATCTATTGACGCCAGCATAGCCCAGTTCAAAAAGATGGACACGCAGGTTTCTGCGACAGCGCAAGCGGTGACCACGGCTACCCGTAGCTTTGGTGGATTCCAGAACGCATTACGACAGGGCGGCTATCAGGTTCAGGACTTCATAGTTCAGGTACAAGGTGGTCAGTCTGCGCTTGTCGCGCTTAGCCAGCAGGGCTCTCAATTGCTAGGAATATTCGGCGCGGGCGGCGCGGTTGCAGGTGCACTGCTAACCATTGGTACGGTTATTGTCGGATCGCTGATTGCTGGCATGGACAATGCCACCATGTCGACTAAGGCGCTAACAGAAGCACAGAAGCGACTGGCTGATATCTTCCAGGTATCGGCAAACGGAGTGGTCGTTCTCTCCGACAAATTCGCAAAACTGGCAGAGACAAGCGAAAACGCAGCTCGCGCCCAGTTAACGATGGCTCTTATTGACGCTAACAATGTCATTAAGGCATCGGTTAAAAGTGTCACCGAGCTTGGTGATGCGCTGGGTACATGGAAAGCGCCTCTTTCCTCTGCTATTAGCCAGATGGACACGCTGACAGCTAAAGGCGTCAATGTTAGCGAAGCGCTGAAGGATTTGGGCGGTACATATCAGGGGAACATTGTCGGCCTGAACCAGTTAAATCAGGCCGTAAATAATATCTCTGAATCGTTCGGAATCAGTGCTGATGACGCTCTTAAACTGGTTCAGGCGCTGGCAGCAGTTAGACAGAATGCTAACCCTGATAGTATTGCAGCGCTGCGCGATGTCACCGTCGATCTTAGCCAGAAGTACGGTTATGCAAATAAAGCGCTATCTGAATTTACCGGAGAGGTTGGCAAGTATTCGTTAAAAGCAGATCAGGCGGCAGAGTCTACCAGACTGGCAACTGAAATGTTACAGGGGCACAAGGTAGCTTCAGAGGCAGACACTGAGGCGATCGCTCAAAACACTCAGCGCCTGCAAAACTACATCCAGATGATAAAGGATGAAGGCGCTACTATCGCAATGACTGCCCGCCAGAAAGCTCTGTATCGCGCAGAACAGATGGGTGCCAGCGAGGAAGATAAGAAGGCGATAAACACCTCTTTCGATAAGATAGAGGCTTATAAGGCCGAACAAAAGGCACAAAAAGAATCAGCTACCGCCATTAAGAAGTCAAACTCCACAGCCGCCAGCCAGGCGAAAAGAGCTGAAAGCCAACAAGAGTCAATCGCACAAAAACTTGAGCAGTTGCGCCAAAAGTCTGAACTATCCGCAGACTCAACGCAAGAGCTTAGCCGTGAGCAATCCATCCTTTCCGCTCAATTATCGCTTGGTTCGACGGCAACTAAAGAACAGATCGCGCTAGCTGGTCAATATGCCGCCAAGGCGTACGACAATGCAGCGGCGATAAAGGCGCAGCAGAAAGCTGAGAAAGAGCGACAGGATACTGAGAAGTCCTATAAGCAGGTGCAAAGCAGTGCGTCACCTGTGGCCGCCATAGACAACCAATTCCAGAAGCAGATCGCCGATCTAAATGCATATGCTGCGTTATACCCGCAAAAAATAGAAGAGGTTGAAGCGCTAAGGGCGTCAATAGAGGATAAATATCGTCAGCAGCGCGAAGCGGCAATGTGGCAAGAGTTTTCTCAGATGAATGCCGGAACTAAGGCTGTTGCGGCTGCGATGGATTCTCTCGGTTCAACAGCCAGTAATGCTATTACAGGGGTGATAACTGGCTCGACAGAACTCGATGACGCCCTCCGTTCTATCGGCATGACAGTCCTGAACAGTGTAGTAAATTCGTTCGTTCAGATGGGTATCGACTGGGCCAAGTCGGCAATCATGGGGCAGACGGCTACCACTACAGCGGTGGCCGCATCAACAGCAGCTCAGACTGCCGGCATAGCAACAACAACAGCGGCGTCAACCACGGCAGCAGTAGCGACAGCATCCGCATGGACACCGGCAGCAATCCTGTCGTCAGTGGCATCATTTGGTGGTGCAGTGGCTATAGGTGTTGGTGCGCTGGCAGGTATTACGGCGCTATCAGGTAAGCGTAAAAACGGAGGGCCGGTTTCTGCGGGAGGCTTGTATCAGGTTGGTGAGGGAGGTGCTCCGGAGATATTCAAAGCCAGCAACGGGAATCAATACATGATCCCCGGCGATAACGGTTCTGTTATCTCTAACCGTGCGATGAATCGCGGCGGTGGTGGAGGTGGCGGCAACGTCCCGATCGTCAACAACTATGTCATCAACCAGTCCACCAACGCTCAGGCCACAACGACATCAAGCACTGACGGTAACGGCAACGTAACTATCCAGACCATCGTTTCTGATATTGAAGAAGGCGGTGCTATCAGCCAGGCAATAAGCCGTAACTTTGCCACCAACCGCCGCGCAACGGAGTAAACATGTCTGCAATTCCATATCCTGACTGGCTTCCTCTTTCGCAGAAGGCCAGCAAAGCCATGTCGTTTCAGGTGCCGTTCCGAGAAGACCAGCCAGCCGTCGGATCCCCGATATACGAAATCCTGACCACGGATATTGCCACAACATGGACGTTAACGTGGATTTTCACGCGAGCGCAGGAGAGGGCGTTTCAGCAATGGTTGCTCAGTCCTAACTACCTGAACAAAGGCATCAACTGGTTCACGATGCTGGTCGATTTGGGCGGAAGCGGTCTGCAACAGCAGGAGCTGCACTTCACCAGTGACGGATTCCCGAAACAGTCGTCAATTGATGGAGGCGCGGTAACGTGGACCGGAACTGTCATTGCTCGCCAACTCTATAACTCAGACGACGACTACGACGACATTATCGTTGAGCTGCCACCGCCGTGGTACACGTTCCTCGACATTATCGTAACGGGTTATCCGGACGACCGTGATCCGGAGAGTTTGCCGAGGTTGCCATAATGCCAACATTACGCGAGTTCAAGAGCAAGCGCCCGGCGCGAAAGCTCTACGATACTGTGACGTTTTACCACTCAACTTTCGGCTATATCCGTCTCGTCGGTAATGAGATGGAGCCGCAAGTGCTGGGTGGTGAAACTTACCAACCGGTGCGCCTCGACGTCACACAAAGCCAGCAGAGCAATACACCGGTCATCAACACCACGCTGAAGTTTGCGTGGCTGGCTGTCGATTTCAAACAGGCGCTGAAGAGGTGGGTTGGCGCGTCACGTATTGAGGCTATTCAGGCTACTTACGCCAGATTCGATTCTGCTGATCGCGACACACCTCTCAAGCCGTACATGCTCTATGTGTCTAACGTCTATATGGACGCCAGCGACGTAACGGTGACGATCAGCATCAAGAACCCGATAAAGGGCAACGTTGCCGTCCTCTACGATATCGACCTGTTTCCGGGACTTCGAAATGTCTGATGATGAGTTTATCAAGCTGATGTTTGGCAAGCCGTATATTGACCGTCACTGCTCGGATGATGCTGTCGACTGTTGGGGACTGGTCGTGCTCTATTACCGGCTGGTTCACGGAATCAACATCCACCACACCGACGATTACGGAAGCGGCAGTGACTTCGCCACCTGTTACCACTCAGAGGTCGACTTCTGGCAGCGGCATGACCAGCCAGTACCGGGAGGAATATTCGTCGCGTATCGCGGCACTGTACCGGTTCACGTCGGCCTTGTTATCGATGACCACACCATCTTCCACGCGCGCGAAAAAACGTCTGTACGATTCGACAAACTGCGCACATTAGAACGGCTATCAACCAAAGTGGAGTTTTTAACGTATGCCGGTGATTCACGTTCAAAGGATGCCGGGAGCGCCACGGCAGACGGGCATTGTGCCGGAAGGAACGAACCTCTTTAAATGGTTGCAATGCGCCGACTTACCAGGTGATTTCAAAGTTTCAGTGAATGGGCGATTTATCGGAGAAGATGAGGAAATATCACGGAAATTAGCTGAAAATGACGTGGTAAATATCTTCTGTCAGCCAGCGGGTTTTGTCGGTGATTTATTCGAAGCGATTCTGAAACCTGTACAGCAAATTTTCTCCTTCCTTCTGCCAAAGCCATCAATCCCCAGCGTGGGAGACAGCAACGCCAAGACTTCACCCAACAACAGCCTCAAGGCACAAACCAATACAGCGCGTAACGGTGAGGCGAGGCCTGATAACTTCGGGCAAATACGCTCTTTCCCTGACTTAATTCAGGAATCAGCGTTCGAGTATATCGACAACATTAAATACGTCACTGAATGGATGGATTTCGGCCTGGGCAACTACGAGGTGAGTTCGGTTCGCTATTCAGAGTCAAACCTAGGATCGCTGGCTGGCGCGTCATACGCTATCTATCAGCCTGGTGAGACTATAGGCACGATGTATATGCCGTATGCGTTCGATGATGTAGACGGACAGGAAGTGTATGGTAAGAACGAACTCGATGAGGATGAGCCGCCAGTCGTCATTGAAGAGGCCACGACCAGCACCGTAACGTCGACTACATTCGTTAATGGTGAACTGGTAGTGCAAATACCGAAAGACGACGATTTCGACTATTTTGTTGATCTGGCATTTCCACATGCCGTGTCGTTCGACCTGAATATCACCTATAACACGACATCCGGACCGGTAACTGAGATGGTAACGCTGGCCGGCAACCTCATAGACGCAGAGGAAACAAACGACGGACTGACGCCACCAGTCGAATACTGGTACACATTCAATATCAACAGCATCAATTATAACGGTTCTCCGATCACAACGCTGGACGGCGTTACCATCGGCTCTGACCTGTTTACTATTCGCGATAACCAGCCACTGGTGTCAGGCCCGTATTTCTCGCCTGTGGATGGGGATCAGTTGTGGATACACACACAGGCTGCGTTGAACGACGACAATACCGCCAATTTTACTATTCAGTGGTACAAACTGGATGATGATAACAATCAGGTGCCCGGTACGGTTGAATCAGTGGATATCACGTCAACCAACCCTAACGACGGCTACGATACGCGATACCTGACAACTAAAGTCACCCCGGCAGCGGGAACCGGTCGATACGCCGTTAGTGTGTGGCGTAACGACAACTCCAGCGACGAGAACACACTCAAACTTGAAGAGGTCCACTCAGTCGTCACGAGAACCAACGTTGTCTACCCGGACGACTGTATCGTTAAGGTTCAGGTCAGGGCGACGGAGAACGCCACCGGCAGCCGTGACAGGAAGTACAACGCGTTGATCACCCGATACGTGATCGGCTACGACCGCACGACAAAGGCGGTGCGTTACGATGTTTCGCCGTCCCGTTCGTTCGCCGACAGTGTTCTGCATAACTGGCTAATAACCGGAGAGCAGCCAGAGAACACTATCGATATTGCTGGACTGTACGCGATAGCGGACTCACTGCCTGACGCGCGGCTTGGGTACTTCGACTACACGTTTGATGATGAGGATATCTCTCTCGGCGAACGTATCCAGAAAATATGCGACGCCGCCCGGGTGACGTGCTATTGGGATGACGGCGTATTGTCGTTCGTCCGTGACGAAAAGCGCAATTACCCGGCGACGGTATTCAACACCCGCAATATGTCGGCAGACGGTTACAAGTTGTCATACGACATGACACTACCGGGAAGTTTTGACGGCGTTGATGTGCAGTACAAAGACCCTGACACCAACAAACAGGTTCACATCTACTACCGCATCACCGATACGGGAATTGAGAACAACGTACCGTCGAAGCCCAAAAAATTCGATATGACGTATGTTCGCAACAGATACCAGGCAGAGGACAGGGCCATTCTGGAATGTATGCGCCTGATGTACTCGCGTAGGAGCATGGAAATTAAGGCTCTGGCTGACGGGGAATGGGTGAATGTCGGTGACATGATTCAGGTCATCGATATCTACGATTCAAACCAGCAGAACGGCTATATCACGCAGCGAATCGGCAACACGTTTTACACCAGCGAGCGGTTGCAACTTAATGGCGGAGAATACGTTGTCATCACTGACGACTTAGGGAGTGTATCTAATCGACTCCCAGTAACGCAGACAGGCGACAAATCGTTTACCTGCGCACTGCCTGACAGTTTCGTACTCAACCTGTTCGACGGCGTAACGGTACAGTCTCAGTCACGCTATGCGATAGCACTTGAGGAAGAGTTAGACACAACGCTATGGGTAATTAGCCAGAAACAGCCAGCAAACGACGGCACCACATCACTGACTATGTCAGAGTACAGCGACGATATTTACACGTACACCGTCCCGGCATCCTGATATCAATCAACTTAACCATCACCCAGCCAACGTGCTGGGTTTTTTAATGGGAAAATTATGAGCACTACCCCTACTAACCAGCCAGTACCTAGTGAAAAGCCGCAAGATCTGAAATTCAACGCGGGGAAGATTGATGAGTTCGTTACATCAAAAAACCACGTTTATGTTGACAGGTTTGGCAATGAGCATCGTACAATTGAAGGTATAAATTATGATGCGAATCAGGCAATTCTAAATTATGGCTATATCACGAAGGATTCTTTTGAAGATGGCAGCACCATTAGCCTTGCTAACGAGTGCCTGCGCTGGAAGAGCAACGGGGAATACTACCGATGGGACGGATCGCTCCCCAAAGTAGTTCCCCCTGCATCAACTCCAGATTCTACCGGTGGAATTGGGCAGGGGAAATGGATAAGTGTTGGCGATGCATCGTTACGTTCAAACTTGGCTGAACCAGATGGGTATCAAATTATAGGTGGACTGGCTGAGCATTATAACCTTCCGTCATCTGTAATTGTAGTTGATAACGCACCCTATAACGGCGACTTAAAGGCAGCATGGAACGCAGCGCCGGAAGGGGCAACACTTCTACTTGGTAAAAAAGATTACAACATCACAGGCTTATGGGCGTCAGGTAGAAATACCAAGAAAAACATCATGATTGTTGGCATGGGCATGCCGGAATATGCGTCGGACTGGAGCAGATTTGTCAGCGGTTCCGGGACGGTAATTCAGGGTGCAGTGAAGAACCAGGCCAAAGGTTTCAAACTTTTCAACCTAGGCGTTGACTGTGGTAATTATGTGTCAACTACGCTGTATAGCACGACAACCTATGAAGATGCGGTGCAGATCTATGGAGTCGGTGCGAAAGCAAATATCGGAATTGACAACGTCAGGACGCTTAACTCTCTCGGTGTTTCAAGCAATCCAGGTACCCACAGCATTCTGCTTGAACAACTTGAAGGCGTTACGCTTGGCTACGTAGAGTGTTGCGGTGGTTTCCATGGGCTGACAATCAAGTGTAAGAACTTGCGCGGTGGTCGCGCCCATGTCTATGGACAGTATGGTGACGGTTTTATTCTAAAATCTGATTCAGGCGGACCATGCAGCGATATCAGAATGGACAGTATCACTATTGGTCTGATTGATAGTTCACTGCTGCCGGCAGTATCTCTCGGTGGAATTTACGATGCTCACGATGGGGTTTCCATCGACAACATCAGTATTGGTGACCTTAGAGTGCAAAATGCTTCATGGGGGTTTATTCCTGCCATCGGGGCGGATGGTTATACCAGCCATGTCACAATAGGAAATTATTATGCGTCACAGGTTTATGGAAACTATTACTCTCTGGAGGTGGGTAATCAGTGCGTTAACTGGAATATCGGTTCTCACCAGTGTTCAGGCGTTTCAGGGGGCATCAAAATTAACGGATCGGCTCAATACATAACATTGGGCGATGGTTCAGTAACAGGCAGCACAAGATGGGGTTATTCATTTGCTGCATCGACATTTACACATGGCTCACTGATATCAAATGGCAACTATGGTGGGGTTGAGTATCTCGGTGGTACGGGATTTAACCCAGCTAATGTAATCGCGTATTACAATAACAACGGAAACTTTAGCGCGCTCCCTTCGGTGCTTAACGGGAATGCTTTAAATGGATGGGTGGCGCTATCAGACTTTAAGGCAACACCAAATGCTCATCAGGTATTCATTAGCGGATCGCTGACAAATGGTACGGCAGCGAATGCGTGGCTTATCGCAGAAAATCTTAGACCGTCTGTTGACACACCTATTTCTGCATGGGGGGTATCTAGCGGTGGTGTCCTTGTACCTGTTGAGGCGTATGTGCGAGCAACTGGTTATATTGAGATTACAGGTTATGCATCTCTTGGGACATCGCAAGCCGTGAGAATCAACGGCTCATATCTGATCGCTTAATCTACCCAATAGCCCGATTTATCGTCGGGCTAGCCACCAACTATGGAAGACTTCATTATCTCCAGGTGTGTATCAGGATACGCTGTGCGGTTGCACACAGATCGAGTCACAGTGAGTTTTATGATTTCTCGGTGACGTGAGACAAAAATGGGACGTAAAGGCTTTTATATGCCTTTCGACCAATTTCTATCTTTTTCGAAGATGGGACGTGTGAGCGCAGGTGTGACGCGGTATGTTGTTGACTTAAAAGGTTGTTCTAGGAACTTCTAAGCCGTGGGTCGCAGGTTCGAATCCTGCAGGGCGCGCCATCTAAAAATCAACAAATTACATTTCTTTTATTTTCTCTGCTCTTTCATTGTGGGGAAGCTGGGACACAATCGTTCAATATTACGCCTATTTGCTTAGTGTGTTCGGTTAAATTTATGCATACCTATTGACTGACTTGGCGGAATCTTTACATGATGTTTACAGACAGCCTGTGTGAATCCAGTTAGTAGCGATAGGTTTGGTAACTTGAAGAAATACACAGGCATCATCAAGTGTGAGGCTGTGTGATTCCGGGGGCATCTGGCTCAGCTTTTTGATTCTCTAGCGAGTTGTTGGTGCTACATTCCTGCGTGTCTCCATTTCAGACTTTAACAGCGCAACGAGGGAGTCCGATTTACTGAGGGCATCTTTGAATTCCGGAACTCATTTTGACGTTTTTCGGATGTATCCCTGATTCTGGAGACTGCTGAACAAGCCAGACACATCTGCGGAAGCCTGCTGGATCATATGGCGTGTCAAAGCCGTCACCATTAATATTCTTTTTCAGATCACACGCAATAGAAGTAAGAGTAGCACTGGTGATGCTGACATTTCCTGCGATTAGCATTTCAAAACCTTCATTGCCAAAGCCGACATTTATTGCCTCTAATAAAAAACGCCATCAAGTGGCTTGGTGTTTTTTCGCCTCTTCTATTGAGAACGACTACGTGTCGAAAACAGATGCAATATCGTAATCGCTGGTCTCCTCTCTTAATGTGGTAACATCTTGTTCAGTAGGCGGCATGAAAGTTATCGGCGCTCGCCAGACATAATCGACGGCAACTACTGGTACGGTACTTCTCGGGGCGTTCGACGCCAGGCAATTATATAAGATTGGTACCATGTATGTTCAATCTGAAGGTGCTACTATAGTAGGGGGTTACAGCATGCTCTTCGCCATCTAATTCATAGCGCTGGTGTGGAATAACTATTCCGATTTTCGGAACATTTCAACCAAAACCCGCTTAACAGCATGAGTTTTCTATAGACAAAAAGCGCCTGTATTAGTTACTGACGCTTTTCCATGACTTTATTATTTTATATGCTGAAGTGAGTATGACTCAAAACATACATTTGAATCTTTTTGAGCGAATAACTGTATTTCTGCAGATGGCATATCTTCGTTTATTTCGAAAATATAAGAACCATTTTTATATTTATTCTCAGACATCTTGATTTTTTTTCCTGTTATATAAGAAAAAATTAATGCTTCATACTGATCGCCATGTGCATTAATTTTTTAAAGAATACCACCCAC